CAGGCAATCGAGTCAGACAAAACCCTTGGTGGTAACGCATACGATGTTCGCGTCGAGACGATGACGAACATCTCTGCGGTATCATTAGGTGGAGATATTTCCTACCTATCGGCAGATTTCGTCGTGACGGTGTACGCAAACTAAGAGGAGACAAAGATGGCGCGTTTTGTCGCTACAGACTATTCCATAAGCATCAACGGTTCCGACGTCTCTAACAGCGTCGCCGCCGTCACACTGGACATTACTTCGGAAAGCCAGGACGTTACGTCGTTCGGCTCAGGCGGGTGGCGTTCGCGCATCGGCGGTTTGAAGGATGCTTCCCTCACCCTCGACTTCCACCAGGACTTCGGTGCCGGCGGAATCGACTCACTCACCTACCCGCTCATCGGCACCGGCGCAACGGTTGTCATCGTTCCTACTTCTAGCTCGATATCGGCAACGAACCCCAGCTACACAGGGGTTTTCCAAGTCGAATCCTATTCTCCCTTCGCTTCGTCGATTGGGGATTTGGCCACGCTTAGCGTGACCTGGAGCTTGGCAGGTACGGCAGGAATTGTTCGCGGCACCGCATAGTTTCATATAGACTGGCGGCATGAACTTCAACCTGCTAGTACAGTTCCTTGACGGAACAGAGAAAACCGTGTCCGTGAAAGCTGCCGACGTGGTGGCCTTTGAAGAACGTTTCGACCTGTCGATGGCTTCGCTTGAAAAGAACATGCGCATGACGCACATGTTCTTCATGGCGTGGTCTGCTCTGAGGCGCGACGGGGAAAAGAAATCGTTTGAAGATTGGCTTAACCTTGTCGACATGGTCCAGGCGGCTGACTCCCCAAAATAATCGGGCTGGGTGATTCCAGTCTGCATTGGAAAATCGCAACTATTTCGGTTGAAACGGGAATAAGCCCAACGGAACTTCTCGCCCTTGAGCCAAGGATGTTGTGGACCATTGAGCGTTATATGATTTCTCGGTCCCAACAATCAACACGGCATCGCTAACAGTGTCGCCGGTAGAATAGAGGGAGGATTGGAGCTTCCCTTGATTTCTGCCAGCGTCAACGTCCAGAACGTTCAGTCTGTCGTGAGCGAATTGAAAGCGCTTGACAAGAACTCTGTCCGAGACTTGCGTCGTGAGTTGAGAACGGGGCTTGGTTCTGTCGTGGCAAAGCTTCAATCAGACATTCCCAGTACGCCACCGATAACGGGTCGGGATGGCTACCCAAGCATGGGACACCGTGGGTCTACTAAATGGCGTGGCATCAATAAGCCAAAGGTGATGTTCTATCCGGGGAAGTCTATCCGCGGGGGAAACAACTTGGTCTTGATTACTGTGACGGGTGGAAAACGCGGGCTTGGTTTTGATTATGCTGAGCTGGCCGGTATCCGAAGCCGGGCACCTAAAGAGTTGTCAAAACCTTATGTCCGGCGCGGTTCGTCAAAAGTCATTAGACACAGGGTAACCACTCAGGGTGACTTGTTCATTGAAGCGCTAAACAGAGCAAAGCCAATCAAGGGAAAGGCTGGGCGATTTGCTTATGATTCATTCCTCAAATCTCGCCCAATCATTGTCGCTACTACAGAGGCAATTCTTGACAGATTCGCGGACCGAGTAAACAAAAAGTTCGAGGTGAATAGCTAATGGCCGGACCAATCCGTCTTCCCATTGTTTCAAAGTTTGACAATAAGGGCGTTCTCGCTGCCGAAAAAGCTTTGGTTGGCTTTGGAAAAATGGCGGGCGCTGCCGCAGGCTTAGCGACTGTCGCGGTGGCTGCTTTCGGTGTCGCATCCGTGAGGGCTTTTGCTTCCTTTGATTCCGAGATGAACAAGTCTCTTGCAATCATGGGCGAGGTTTCTGAGGTTCTGCGGAATGATATGTCTGACGCCGCTCGTGAGGTTGCAAAGACGACAACGTTCTCCGCTGACCAGGCGGCGGAGTCCTACTTCTTCCTCGCATCTGCCGGGTTGGATGCGGCTTCTTCCATCCAGGCAATGCCACAGGTTGCACGGTTCGCCCAGGCCGGTATGTTCGACATGGCTCTTGCCACCGACCTTCTCACAGACGCTCAGAGCGCCCTGGGCCTGACCATCAAAGATGATGCGGTCGCGAACATGGAAAACATGGTTCGTGTCTCCGACACCCTTGTGAAGGCGAACACACTCGCCAACGCTTCGGTGGAACAGTTCTCCACGGCATTGACCACAAAGGCTGGGGCCGCGCTTCGGATTGTCAACAAGGATGTCGAAGAAGGTGTAGCCGTCCTTGCCGCGTTCGCTGACCAGGGCATCAAGGGCGAAATCGCTGGAACACAACTTGGAATTGTTTTGCGTGACCTTTCCACGAAAGCCCTTAGCAACAAAGCTGATTTCAAACAGTTCGGTATTGAGGTCTTCGACGCTAACGGCAACATGAACAACATGGCGGACATTGTTGGCGACCTTGAGGGCTCGCTCGACGGAATGTCAGATGCCACAGCGAAAGCGACGTTGCTTCAGCTGGGGTTCTCTGACAAGTCTCTGGCTTCTCTCATGTCTTTGATGGGCACTTCTGAAGCCATCCGAGAGTACGAGAGAGAACTTCGTAACGCTGCCGGCACGACAGACGAAATCTCAGGGAAACAGCTTGAGACTTTCTCAGCACAACTTGAGCTGTTGAAGTCCAGATTCACGGATGTGATGTTGTCTATTGGCGAGGGACTTGTTCCCACGTTGATTACTTTGGCCGACCAGATGGGGCCTATCCTAGACGAGCTTGCTCCGACAATGATTGGTTTGTTTGAGGAATTAGCTCCGGTCATTTCGTCCATCGCGGAACAACTTCCAAGTTTCATCACCGCCATGACTCCCCTGATTCCGGTCATTGGCGACTTGGCTTTGCTTGTGTTTTCGATTGCTGAGTCTGCGATGCCCGCTTTGCAAACAGTCATTGAGGATTTGAGTCCCGTAATTGGTGGCTTCACAACATTCTTGGCCAACAACGGGGAGGTCGTAGGTGCGCTAATCATTTCTTTTGCATTGTTCAATGGGATTTTGAAGATTGTGACCGGCGCTATGGCTATTTTCGCGGGCACGACTGCGGCCTCAACGGGTGCGTCAACAGGTTTCTTTGCGGCGTTGACAAGGGGTGCCGGGCCTATTGCTGCCGCGATTGCTTTGATTTTGACCGCGGCGGTGTCTTTGTATACTTTCCGCGACGAAATCACAAAATCTGGAACGGCTGGAAGAATCTTTTCGGAGACCTGGGCGGCTGTCACGTTTGGTGTGGCCGCTGCCACACACGGGGCGGCGAACATGGTGATTATCAGACTTAACACTATGGTGAACGCGTTCATCGCCACTGTCATGTTCGCAGTGAACGGTGTCAGAAAATTGATGGACAAAGAACCAATCAATGTTCCAATCAACATCATTCCAACGGTAACAATGCCGAAGCTTGAGGACTACCGCAGAGATTTGGGGTTGGACGTTGCAACAATGACTTTCACCCCAAAGAATCTCACAGGATACGCTGGGGCACCCGCCCTCGGTGTGAACGATAGGCGCGCTGCGCGAGGTGACACTAGCATGTCCGGTGGTCCTATTAGCGTTAGTGCCCTTATGGGTGACGCTCAAGGATTATTCACTGAGGCGTACACGATAGCACAAAACTTTCAGTTCCGCGAGAACGCCACATCCATAACGGGGTTGGGACAGTCTTTACAAAACCGTAACGAATACAACATCACCGTGAACTCCGGCTTGGGCACAAACGGCACCACGGTCGGAGAAGACGTCATCAAAATCATTCAACAATATGAGCGGACGTCCGGTCCGGTGTTCGCAAGATATACGGGCTAAGGCGTTCCAATGAGTCTTGTTGTGGAGTTTGGTGTGGTTCGGGGTTTCATCCTCGACGACCCGGTCGAAGGCAGGCTTGACTTTTCTGAGCTGGGTGGAACAAAGTTTGAGGACATCACACCGTTTGTCAAAACGTTAGACACAAGACGCGGGAAGAACCGTGACCTCGACAGGTATTCCGCCGGCACGCTTGACGTCAAACTGGACAACAATCAGCGCACGTTCGACCCGCGCTATGCAGACGGGCCTTATTTCGGCGACGTGATTCCCCGGAGGCCGGTCCGAGTTACTGTAGACGGGACAAGAATCTTCACGGGTGTCATTGATGACTGGAATCTGCGGTATACGCCGGAGGGCGACAGTGTGGCGGAGATTGTCAGCTCGGATGACTTAACATATTTGGCTCGTCAAGAATTGACTGTAGGGACGGCGACGCCACAAACCTCTGGTCAACGTGTCGAGGCGGTGTTGGCTCAAGAATCTGTGGAGTGGACTAACAGTGTGAGCATCGACGCCGGGTCTTCAGCCCTTGGTGCTGACGTTTTTGATGGCAACGTTCTCGACTACTTGCAAAAGGTTGAACGTTCCGAACAGGGCGCGTTGTTTGTAGGCAAAGATGGGACGCTGTTCTTCCGCGACAGGTTGGACTTCACTCCGCGCTCTGGCTCTTTGGTTACGTTCGCAGACGATGGGACAGGGATTGATTACGACCGTGTCGTTGTAAACTTTGGCACCGAATTGTTGTTGAACACGGTGACAGTCAGTTCCGACTCGGGTTCTGTCACAGCTTTCAATCAAACTTCGAGGACTATTTATGGGGTCACGGCAACAAAGATTGAAACCTTGCTTTCCACAGCGAGTCAACTTTTGAACATTGCAGACTATACGGTTCGGAAGTACGGGGAACCTGAATATAGAGTCGAAGGGTTAGAGATAAACCTGGACAAGCTTGGGGCAACCGATAGGGAAACTGTCCTCGACTTAGAGTTGGGGGATGTTATTCTCCTAAAGTTCACCCCGAATGGTATCGGCGACCCCACCCTGCAATACGGTCAAGTGATTCGTTTGTCTTCTTCCATCACGACAACACGTCACGATGTGGTCGTAGGGGTAACTTCCCTTGACTGGAACTTCCTTGTGTTGGATGACGCCGTGTTCGGTATACTGGACACTAATCACCTCGGTTTTTGATAGGAGTTTTTTGTGGCTATTCCCGCCGGATTCAAAACGTTCGTCCCAGGCGACGTTCTTACGGCCGACCAGGTGAACACGTTTCTGATGTCGCAGTCGATTCCTGTGTTTGCGAGTGAGGCTGTGGCGGGTTCTGCTATTGCGTCACCGCAGGAGGGCCAACATCGTTTCC